GATCAATATCTAAAAATTCATCTTGATTTTTATATTGAATATGTTTGAATTCAATAAATCCATCTAAAGCTTTAATAAAACTATTTATTGTAGCAGGCACGGATGTCATAATTAATATTTTTGTCATACTACATCGTGTGAGTAAAATATTACAGATCCACAACAATTCAATAGATTTTCCAGAACGCATTTTATGATTCAATAGATGTTTTAGTTTACCAGCATGATAATTTCTTAAAAATGCTAATTCAAATAGTTTTTGATGAAGACGAAGTTTAAGACACTGGCGTTCGGTGTTAAGATACTCTTTATTACATTTTTCAATAGCATCTTGATACTTCATTCCAGAAAATTTCAATTGAAGTGATTTAAACCATCCTTTTACATCCTTTTCATCAAATAGTAAGTTATCGTTAACTACTTTATCAAAAACTTTTTTGTGAATATTATTATCAGATCGATGGTTGTGATCAAGTAAATGTTGTTTATCTTTTACAATAGCAAATAATTTATAATCCTCGCCATATTGCTCCTTTAATGTTGGTGCTAGTTGATTTAATTCTATATCTTTCGGCACAACGTTGTCCCTGTATTTAATGCTACCTGGTGTAAAATGACCCCTTTCATCAATAAGCGTTGAGTCAGACGGCCCATTTGAATTATAGATACTCGGATTAAAAAACTCTTTAAAGTTTTCGCAAACTGATAATACTGGACAATCATTAAAATTATCTAATGTAAATTTACTAAATTTAATAGGACTTTGTTTTGTAAAAATACAGATATTTACTACCGCCTCATAAATACAACCTTTTTTGTTAGAATCAATGGATGGTTCATTGTTATTCGAAAGTATATGTTCATATGAATAACCATTAATCATATTAATAAATACATCTTTTATAGTAGATTGCTGAATAAACTCTTTACGTAACTCCAATGGACATTGGATAATACTTATTACTACTTTAATAGAAAGATAATCTGACATTAATATAAGTTTTAGATTCTTAAATATTAATCAAATTTTTGTATACTACCTTAATTTATAATAATCTTGGAATTAAAATATTTCGTTGAAACGACCCAAATCTTCCGATACTATCATAAAACATAGCTTGTTTTAATAATTTTGTATTACTACTACATCTATTTTTAAACCGCTTATTACAAGTAGGGCATTTTTTATTTATTGATAACCACTTATTTATACATTCTGGGTGATACACGGTGTCACAATTACACGTTAGAAAACAGAATTTAGTTTTTAAGGTTTCGCGGCATATTAAACATCTATTCATTTAATTGTTTAGGTAAATTATTTAAGTAAAATTAGTTTTAATATTATAATTACTTATATTATATGAGGAATTTTAGTATTAAAAAAGTATTTAGAAAATTAATATTTTGTTGTACACAATGTGTTTGCGCCAGACGTTATTTTAATAAACGTTGTTCAAAAAAAATTTATACACGTGAACCCGATTTCAATGAGCACCCTATTCATGATCTTGAAGTTGGAGAACTTTAGATAGTGTAATATTGTTACGATCCTCCGGTGTAACATATGTCATTTCCAAAAAATCAAAGATATCGCGTTCTTCTTCAATAGTCTCTTTACCTAATTTACTTTTAATAAGATCAGACTCTATGGGTTTTTTAGTAGTTTTATGACTCAATGTATATTCATTTAATGAATATCCCATTGTAAGTGCGTGTGTCCGCATCATTGAATTGAAACCTCCCGAACCAGTAAAATATAATTGCGCATAGGGGTATTGCTCCTTTGAGGTGTCTATGATATCTACATGCCGTGCTATCGTATATCCTTCGGTTTTAAGGCGAGCAATTCCCATAAATTTTTTTTTGCCCCCTGCCAGAGTTTCTATAATAATTTTCCGTTTTTTGAGTTCTTTAATTAATTTTCCACGAAGTTTACTTGTATCATCGGCGTTATTTTTTGAGGTGATTAATATATCTATATCACCACTTGTAGACATTCCTCGGCGATATGAACCATTTATAGACATCATAATATCGGGTGAAATCTCGGAGCAAATTTCATTTATGACAGCGAAGTACTTATTTATTTCTTCCCGGGGGATTCTTTTTTGGAGTTCGGTATAATATTTCAAACCGATTTTTTGTTTATTGTTAATAATATCTGGCGTTTTTTTAAGAGCATTTTTAAGTTCTGTTATTGTAGTAATATTGTTCTGGGCATACAATCTTTTTGCGTTGGCCGGACCAATAGCATAGATTTTTGTAAGATTCATTATGCTCTTTAATTCAGGATGTTCGGCGGCGGCGATGGCTTCTGCGTTTTTACCAGTTTTAATATATTCTTCGGTAATAAGGACAATTTTAACAGGTTTTGCTACACCGTTTTTAATAAAATGCTCTTTAATACCCTCTACATTTTTAATATGTGTGTGGGGATATTTAGTCATTATATCCATCATTTTGGTGTAACTTCTAACCTTAAACCCCGAAGTAGGCACATTATCAATATTAGCTTTATGTTTCAGTATTAATACATTTAGAATTTCTAATAATTTCTTCAAAGATCTCCTGATAACAATTTTTTTGGGCATTTTCTGTTTAGGATATAAACATACATATTATCAAATTTTTAATATAAAATCATCCACCCATTAGATTAATAGAAAATTATTAATATAATTATTTTATATTAAAAATTTGATTATGTTTGCTTTATGATAATATTATATTACAGAATCTATTCTAAAACATGACCCGCATCAAAAACCTACAGGAACTCACTACTCGGGCGGCAATGCAGTCTCCATGCCGATTTATGGTAGGAGCAATGATTGTTAAAGGAAATACAGTTTATGCGACAGGATATAATAATACGCGGACGCGGTTTTTAGGTATGCGGGATTGTTCGCAGCACGCGGAGATGGCCGCCGCAACGAAGTTTATTAACTCCGTGGTGCGGCGTAATCCTAAAAAGTATTGTTTTGTACGGGACAAAGGGTAGGTCAAAAAAAAATCAACCACTGTATAATCTTAGCAAGTTTACGGTATGGTGCGTCAGAGTATCTCATTCGGAACTTACCGCAGATAATAAACATATTAAAAATTTAGAATCGGGACCATGTATAATATGTAAGCAACGATTATCTCATTTGGGTTTTGGCAAGATAGCGTTTTCAAATATAAAGGGTGAAATAGAAATACATAAACTCAAAGATTACAATAAGGTTCACATTATAAATAATCATCGCCGTTTTATAAAACAAAAAAAATGTAACTGTATTAAAGATATAAATGCCGCATTGGATTTTATTAAATTATTCTAAAGTCTCATTAAAAAGTCAATAAATTTTTTATTATTTGTTCGCCGCGTTAATATATATTTATCAGACCCGAGCGTATCTATATAATCGTAAATATCATCATCATAATAATCTACTATTGTCAAATCGGCGTCCGCCAAATAAAGATATGACATTAATTTAATACCCAGGTCATTATTAATCGCCATATCACGACCATAAAAATCCATATCCTTTTTTTCAGCGGGATCGACTAAATCTCCAACCATATATGCCAAACACATTGGTAGCGGAGAATACCACGTATCGTAATATGTGTTATCATTAATATATTCCCGAATGTCTATTTCATTTCTAACACACAATTTAAGATTTTCTAAAAAACCCTCGGGATTATTTTCTAAAAAATGTGGTGATAAAGAGGCCATTAATTCATCATGAGTTGGTTTATAAGACATTTTATAATTAATATAAAATTATGTTAAATAATCAAATTTATATAACTTTATACTATTTATTAAGAATAGTACTTTTTATTTTTTTAAAGTAGATATCTTATTGGATAAGTTTATTACTAACTGTTCAATAGATTTTGTTTTACTTTTCTCTACTTTTAATTTCCCTAAAGCGGTAGTGTATTTTTTGAAAATTGTAACACACTCTTTGGGTATTTCTTTAGAAGCATTTGTACAATTACAATTTTCTGTATTGCATACACACTCCCACTCTTCATCAAGGTTGACAGGTGGGACATCAGAATTATTTGACGGATTATACCATTTGGTTTCTTTTGTTTTGGTGTTCCACCAGTAGGAGCGACCGGTATTAGGGTCTACGGATATTTGCCAACAACTGCCATCATTATCAACTGTGGGTGATGGAGATTTGGTTGATATATTATCTGCTAATGGTTCTGCTACTGGTTCTGCTTCTGGTACGGCTACTGATTCTGCTGCTGGTGCGGCTACTGTTTTTTTACCAAGTGTATCTATACCTTTAGTAGCATCGTCAGACTCTTTACAGCATTCATCGTTGGGATAAAATTTACTACGGTCTTTTTTCCATTGCGCCCACTTATTGTACTGCCGCGAGGCATGGTTAATGTTGAGAAGTTTATCAAGCTCTTCCTCGTCGGCGGCATTCATTGAACCAACCGGTATTTTTCTCAACACATTGTACCTTTTGTGCTCATCCTCGGTTAATTTAGTAGATTCTATAAATTTTGTTTTGTACATTTTGTCGTTCTTCTCAATGGTTATTTTGTGACGGGTTATGATGTGTTCCGAAACACCGTAGTCCTCCGCTTTGACACTTTTTAACTCTTCTGGTGAAAGTTTCTTTAATTGCTCTAATACAGACATCCGATTCATTCGTCCTCCGCCCGCCGCACCACCTTTCATTGAATAATTAAGATAGTTTTTTAAAACATTATTACCCTTTTTGGAATTAATAGGATATGTTATTCGTGTATATGGGTCGGTAATAGTTTTATACATATAATATAATATAATATAATATATATAAATTATTTTTAATCAGAAGAGGACGTTTCTAAAGCCGATATTTCATTAGAAAGGCGGGCCGCTGCTTCCTTGAGATATTCGTTGCGAGTGCGAACAGTTGATAATTCCGCTACAACAAGGGCGTATTTTTTGGAAATTTTAACACACGGACCATCAATTTCTGTAGAAGTGTTTGTACAATTACAATTTTCGGTATTACAACTACACTCCCAATTTTCACCAGGGGTAGTACCAACGGCGTCGCTATCAGATGTAGGAGCGGGGACTTTTTCGGTTGTCTCGCTCACCCCCGTCCCCCCTTTCATTGAATAATTAAGGTAATTTTTTAAAATATCCCTACCTTTTTTTGTATTAATGGCATAGGAAATTTCTGTATATGGGTCGGTAATAGTTTTATACATATAATATAATATAATATAAAAAACTTATTATATAGCCCCTTATTATTTAAACTAATATTTTATAGATTGTTCTATAATATACAAGAAAAGTAGTAGATACGTTAAATATATTTATTAATATATACTATGTCCGTAACCATCGGTGTATTGGACGCCGTAACTATTGTGTAACTGTCGTTGGGCGGCGGCTCCTTGTTCCTGGTTCCATTTAGCAACCTGACCATTGTAAGTTGCTATCGCATTTGCGGATGCTTCACGACGCTGTGCTGCGATAGTGCGCTGTTCAGCTGCTAGTAATTTAGCATCCGCTACTGCCTGCTCGCTCTTTCCTTCTCTAATAGCATTAGCCAATTCAATTTCATATCGCCGATGACTCGCATCTGCCGCCGCAGCATCTGCTTTAGCATGTTCAAGTTTAACCGCTTGTGATTTTACGGTAGCTTCTGCTACTTCCAACGCCTTTTTCTCTGCCGCTTCTTTATCACCTAGTTCTACAAATCTTGCGTGTTCTGCTTCCAAGGCTTGTGTAGCCTGCTCCTCCAGTTCCATTTCAGCGACGAGGGTTTCTAATAAATCATTAGCCTCCTTTTGAGCGGTTTTAGTTTGTGCATGTTCTTCGGCTACTTGGGCCTGTAATTCTGCGATTTTTTTTTGGGCGGCAGCTTTGGTAGCTTCGTCCGCATCAACCATGTCTCGTTCATGCTGTTTAGCAGTAGCCAAGTTACTAGTTAAAGTATCATTCGCACGTCGTATATTATCGGCTTCTAAAC